CGTCAGTAATGCTTGATGAACGCGCTGCCAATTCATAATTGCCTGGACGGTCAATTTCGCCCAAACCGTTATTTTCAGCATTTGCCCAAGTAATTGTTGGGTCATAACTTGCCCACGTTTGAACGCCAGCCACTTCAGCCCACGTTGAAAACAACACATTGCGCAAAATGTCATAAATTTGGTCGCCGTCAAATTCCTTTGGCAATACGCCTTCAGTCAATGCCTTTGGAAGCCTAGCCAATGCACCCAATGCAATGATTGAATAAGTCTGCGTGAAAGTGGTTGAACCCACGTCCCTGACTTCAATGCCAATGTCCACCACATTGCCGCCAAAAATTGCAACAAATGTGCCTGTTGAATCTTTGATTTGAACTGAAATGGTTGAATTGATTGAAACGGGAATTGATGCCTGATTTACATCTATCAATTGAAGGTTGATATAACCCGCTTGGGCTTGTTCGTAGATATTACGGCGGCCGCTCGAAATTGTTAGATTTGCTAGAATTGCATCAGTGTATGAAACACCGTCAATTTCGACATTCCAAATGGGATTCCACTGTGTCATTAGATTGCCTGAAGTGCGCTTGCACCACCCGTGCCGCGATAATAGGAATCATTCAAAGTTTCAATGATTGTGCGGGCAGTACCTTCCTTGTCAATTGCGCCATTGACGGTTAAATTGATTACAGGTGCTTGTGCGGCTAATCGTGCAGCATTTTGGGAATCGGTAAAACCGCCACCACCTGCTGCAATTAGACGTGCCGCGTTTTGTGAATCAGTAAAACCCCCACCAGCCACGGCCTTTGTAGCAGCAACCGCTGATGCCACGGCAGCCGTCACGCCACCCCCGCCGCCACCCCCGCCTGATGTCGTTCCACCGCCTGTTCCGCCTGAACCTGAAGTTGAACCGCCACCACTAATTGCCCCAGGTGCGCCACCAACTGCAAAATTTGTTTCGCCATTGCTGGAATTTGCCAAAGCATTTGCGGCTGATAAAACACCAGCAGCCAAAGCCACTGCACCAAGACCCAACAATGGGTTTAATGCAAATGCAGTTGCAACACCAGTGACAATTGCTGACGCTTTTAATGCGTTGTAAGCAGCAATAAGCGTTTTAATTATTGCAATAGTTGCAGTGACGGCCGCACTTATTTTGGAAACAACAAAAACGGTTGCAATGACCCCTGCAACGGCTATCAATTCGTCTTTAAATTCAACAACCGTTCCAATAAGGCTTCTAATGCGTTTGCCCCATGTAAGTCCCATTTGTTCGGATTCGCTTAATCCTTCAGCAAGTCCACCAACGCCAGTCAAGCCATTGACAAATTGTTGAATGACTGGAACGACATCATTTAAAATGTATGTGGTTAATTCTTGAACCAATGGAAGCAATGCAGTTCCAATTTGTTCCTGCACTTCGTCACTAGCAATTTTAATTCTAGCAAATGCTTTTTCAGTGCTTTGTGCTTCGTTTTCTGCAAAGCCACCAAATGTTCCAGTCAATGATTGAAAAACTAAATCAAAATCTTTCGACTTTAAAATTGATTGGTCAAGTCCTAAGCCTAAACGACCCAATGCAGTTAGGTTGCCGTCATAGGCTTTTCCTAATGCGTTTGAAACGGCTTCAAGTGGTTTCCCTGTCGCTGCACTTACATCAAGCGCAAGATTTAATAATTTTTGGGCTTCTTCAACATCTTTTGTTGAACGAACCAAACGGCCAAATGCTGGTCGCAACTGGTCATCAGTGATTCCAATTGCAAGTGATGTTTTGCTAATGTAATCCTCAACACCAGCAATTTGTTTTGAAGTTGCAGTTGTTGTGTTTTCAATTGTTAGTGCAAGGTTACGTTGTGCGGCTTCATCAGCCGCCGCATTTTCAATTGCGGCTTTTGCATAAGCACCAATTGCGGCTGCTGCGGCTGCAAAAGCCAACGCCGCTTTTTTGCCAAATGCTTCAAATTGGTCGCCCAATGTTTGGCTTTGTGTGCCAGCCGTGTTGATATTCTTGGAGAAATCAGCAATGTCTGCCAGCAACGCAAGTTTGAGCGTTCTACTTCCAGCCATTTATCTGTCCCATTCTTTCAAGATTTGGTCAAAGCCATTTTCCCACTCTCGCACCAAATATGGTTGTTCGGCGCGCAAGGTTGGATAAATAAACCAGCCACGGGAACCGCGACCTTCACGGCCTGACCACACTGGAAATTGCTTATATTTATTTGAACCAAATTCTGAACCGCCCCAAAGTTGTTGGGTTGTACCGCCTCCACTGTATTTTTGACGGGCAAAACCAAACGAAATTTCACCAATTTTGGACGACTTGCTAACAGTGGAACCGTCAGCAATTCGGGTTGCAACTTTGTTTGACCTTATTTGCCGCGCCTGCGATTGAATCTTTTTCTGAAGATAATCAGCCAATGCACTGGATTGGGTTTTGGCGGCAGCAATAGAATCTTCGTCCATGACTTTGAAAGCGCGAATGACTGCACGCAATTCTGCCTTATCGTAGGCAACTGCATCTTCAGCCATTGCGCCTCTCCAAAATTTCGATTGCGGTCAGTATGTCCTCAGCCGATTCAAATTCTGATTTGGGTAATCCAGTCGCAATGACCAATTCCCAAATGATTCTGCTTAGGCTTCCGACTTCGTAACTTTTGGGTCTGCCTCACCAACTACCACGTCAGCAATGGTTTCAGTCCATGCTTCAATTGGCTTTACTGGCTTTCCAGCGGCTTCCCGCTTCATGGCGTGATAAGCCAAAAACACTAAATCGGATATACCGATTTTTTCTTGTGCCTGACTGATCGTGTGACCTGTGGATTTTTCCCATTTGACCCACTCAGGTGGAGCAGCCACATAAGTGGCTGACTCGCCCGAATTGAATTCAACTGTGATTGGTAGTTTCATTTTGTCTCCCGATTGTTTGGTTTAGCTGAAGTTTTCTGCTGGTGTTCCAATGACAACAAATGACATTGTGACGGTCTGCGCATCAGGTGCGGAACCGCCTGCGCTTGGGAATACTGGAAGCACTGAGAATGTGAACACTGCGCCTGTGGCTGCGGTCAATACCGTTGTGATTCCTGTGTTTGGTGCTGATTCTGTTACGCCCCAAAGGGTTTCACACAATGAAGGTGATGCGCCCCAGTCGGCTAACATGTCAACGGCAAAAGTCCATTCATCATCAATGTGGCGGTTAACTACGCCGTCAAGTGTCTGATAACGAACCATTGTTGGTGAGTTTGAAAGCACTGCTGAAGTTGCCTGAGCATCAAAATTGTTGCCACCAATGGTAAAGGTGACATCTCTCCCAGTTATTACTGTGGTGGCCATTTTTTCTCCTTAGATTGTCTGTGTGTAATAGGTTGAAACATTGATGTCAGCGACCAGCATTGGGGATTGCCCAACCTCTAACACTGTTGGCTTTTCAACATTGTCAACCACATATCCTGCGGGCATTGCCGCAAGAATTCCGATTATTAGTTTTTCAAGGTTGTCTAATGAACCTGCATTGCTATTTGATGAAACAATTGCCGTGATTGCAAAGTTAAGTTTGACCTTAGTTTGTGCTTTACCGATTAACACAACTTCCATGTAAGGTGAATTTGGAACGCACACGATCGCTGGTGGAATGGGCGATTCGGGCACTGAAGAATAAACGTTTGCAGCTAAAGCCGAAAATGAATTGGCCAGTGCAGCACGGGTGTCAGCAATTGTTGATGCGGTCATTGACAAATCGTTTCGACATCAAGAAACGGCTGAAGTAATGTGCTGACACGGTTGGTCAAACTTCTGCCCATGCGATAAGGCGTGCTGGCAAAATCCACACCCTGAATCTCTCCACCGGCGGCAACACGTGATTGAAAGACTTCAACGCTGACTGCCAAAATGGCTGATTCGATTGGTGGCGAATTAGCGTAAATATCAACGGCAGAATAACCTGAAAGTGTTGCCGTGCCTGTTGGGATAATGTCGCGCAAAGTCACATTTGCACTTGTGATTGCAGCGGTGAAATGAAAAACGCCTGTTTTAACAACGGTCACTGTTGCACTAAATGGTGCGGGTAATCCCGTCACGATTATTGATTGACCAGCAACAAAATGATGTTCGCGTTGGGTGTAGTAAATCGCCACGTTGTCTGCTAATTCATAAGCATTGATTGCGTTTGAATTTGCAACCAACATTGGCAAAATAACCGCTTCAGCGGTGTTGATAATTTCGTCCAGGTAACTGTCAGGATATAGGGAAACGGAAACACCAAGAATGCTGCGCAATTGCGCGGTTGAAACAATACTTGGCATTTCCGTCCCTTTCGTCTGCTGCGCCACGTTCGGGAGTGACCGCGGCGCATGATTAGTTTTTTACTTGTTGTTGCGGAATGCTCCACCAGCAAGTTTGATTGCACAAGCACCGAATGAATAAACACCGACATTGATTGAACCGTCAGCAGTTGACTCAGCGCGGAGTTGATAGTTGTTGCCTTCATACCATGTGTACGCTGAAGGATTAACAACGATCATTGAACCGTCATCACTTCCACCAGGTGCAGCAAAGTCTGCATAAAGGTCAAGACCAGCGACATTTCCACGCAATGAATCCGGACGAAGCGCGCCGCCCGCATTTTGCGGTTGGCTGGCCACGTATATTGGACGGCCATTGTCATTGAGTGACATTGTGTTTGCCCATTGTGAACTGCCCATGATGATGTTTTGCGCGAAGCCTGTTGTGTTGTTGTAAACACTTGCAGCACCGCGTGAAACAAATGCAAGTAATTCAGCAGCAGTTGGAAGTGCAGCTAAAGTTGTTCCGTCAACTGTTGCGTTTGCAACAAGGATTGATGAAACATAAGCATTTTGTGCTTTAGCCATTGCCGCAACCATGTTACGTAACAACTCATCATAAAAAAGTGGTGAAGTGCGTGTGAGCAATTCCACCGTGAAATTTTGTTGACCTGCGAATTTCTTCACTGGTACTGAAATGAATGCTGATTCCATGTTGGTGTCAGAAAATCCTGAACCTTCGTTTGTTTGTGCAACTGTTGGCACAACTGTGATTTTTGGAATTTCAAATGTCATACCAGCATCAGGCAATGCCCCACGGGAAATTGCTTCAATGCTTGGACGAATTGTTGTTGATAGGCCGTTGATAACTTCTGACAACTGACGTGTTGGAACAAGTCCAGCTGAATCTGTTGTGTTGTTATCTGCTGCCATAAGATATTGGCGCGCATCTTCGTTTCCTAGTGCAGCAAGAACCTTGTTTTCAAGATACTTTGCAGCAGTTAACTCAATGCGTGGCTTTGTGAATGTGCCCCCGATTGCTGGTTTTGCAGCAGCGGTGATTGACTGTGCGGCTTCTACCGTCTCAACGGCTTCCGCTTGTGTGACGGTGTTGTCCACTTCGTCTCCTTCTGTTGTTGGTGTTTCTTCTGTCCCAATTGTTGAGTCAGAAACTTGTTCAGTGCCTTCTTCATCAGCCGTTGTTGCGGCCACTTCAGTCACACGCGCGCTTCGAATAGCGGGTTCGCTTGTAAGTGCAACGCCTGACAATTCGCCTTTTAAAATTCGAACGGTGCCGTCCTTTAATGTTTCATATTCGTCATAAGCAACTTCAACGCTAAAACCGTCACGCAAACCTTCTTGGGCTTCAACAAGTGCATCAGTGCCGGCAGTTGTGTTGGCTATTTTGAAAGTTGCTTCAATTCCAAATTCAGTTGTTTCAATGCTTAATGTTTTGCCAATTCTGCGTGTGCGGTCATGTTCCAAGTTGAGCAAAACTGGTGTTGCATCAATTGAACCTTGTGCGAATTGCACTTTTCCGATTGATGCATTGCCTGTTTCGTTGAATGTGACGATTCGGCCACTGATCGTGCGACTATTGGAATCAGCCGCGGTGATTGTCATTGGTGTGATTACTTTTTTCATAGCAGCATATCTTCTTCCTCACGAATTTCATCAACGCTCATTGCGCCAATGCGGTTCAAGATTTCATAAACTTGCGCACGCTCATAAGGATTGCCACGCAAGAAGTCGTCCAAATCAAACGACACGCGATTTCCAGCAGGGGTGAAATCCTGGAAAGATAACCTTTGTTCAATAATTGACATGTAATTTCTGAAAGCAAAGTCCACCAGGTCGCGCCTTTTGTCTAAGGCGTTCGAATATGTGAAACTTGACTGCTGAGAATCTGTGAAATAAGCCGGTAATCCACACGCACGGCTTAATTCCAAAGCCACGTAATTTCTCGCCTCATTTAGCTGAATGCTCTTAGGGTCAAAGCCTAAAGTTTCCAGCGTGACATCAGCATTCAAAAATGCAGTTGATTTTGAAGCGCGAGCAGATTTCCAGGCACTTAACAACTTTGCCACACGATCGGCTGGCAATGATGTGCCATTTGATTTTAAAACCATTTGTGGAATTGGTTCAACCGCAAAATTCATTGCAGCCTTTTCCAATGCAGCAGCGGCACGAATTGTGCGACCGCCACGCGATAGCAAACCTTCTTGCTGGCCAGCGAATACGACCAAATTTGTTGCATCAACGTAGGAACCGTCAATTTGATATGACGTGATTTCTGTTCCAAGCAAATTTGTTTGAATTGTTACGCGTTCAGGTGCAACACGTTCCATTGCACGAATTCTGCCCGTGTCTGCATATCTGTCCATAACGAATGCATAAGCATTTGGAAAAAAGAACAAATCAGAAATAATCCACGCCCAAAATGTTGCCCCTGGAATTCGTGGGTCAGGTTGGTTGATTACGCGAGGTTGTGCAACTTTCTCACCAGTTGCTTCATTGCGTGTGTGCATTGGCAATGAAGAAATGGTTTGGATAATTCCTAAAGCACGCGCACAAGTCGGAACGCTCATGGCTTCCGCACGCGTTGCCATAGCAATGCCAGCAAAAAACAATTGTCCCTGTTCCTGGAAGTACGGTGCTAGAGAAGCCGCGTCAACTTCAGCTGGAACGGCAGCATCAACTTTGCGCGGCACTAACAAATCAAATAGACCCATGCCCGAATTTTCACAGGGTTTTACACCTAACCAACCATAATGTCCAAATCATTGTCTTGGCGTGTCGCAAAATGGCTAACAAGACTGACGGCCACGGCCGCGCAAACAATTTGGCCGCTGGCACGCCTTCCAATAACCCAACCGCCGTCACCGCGCTTCAATTGAACGGCTGCCAATACTTGTTGGGTCAATTCGGATTGGCCACGGTGTTTCAACCGCCCTGAGTTGATTGCCGACAACATTTCGTCACACGCTTGTGGGTAAGCCGAATCCATGTCAAAAATTGGAATTCCAGCGGGTGCAAGTCGCGCCGCAACTGCTCCAGCCGTGCGCCTTGAATATAAAACCTGCTCCACTGCATATTTGCGAGCGTAGTCGGCCAAATCGTTGGCAATGGCTTTATCGTCCAATTGCAAGTCATTTTTCCAAGTGTGCAGCAATTTGACCACAAATGATTCATCACCGAGTTTTTGGGCTGCAACCAATGCGGCGTGTTTTCGGTCAGGTGACAAATCAATTGCCAACCAGGTTGTTTTTTCAATATCCAGGTCAACTGACTTGTCCAGGCAATTGCCCCAACTGGCAGTGTCAACGGCTGAAGATATTGCCACGACCCAACGGCACAACACTTCAGTCATTACCACATCAGGTGGGTCATTGAAAACGGCACGCAAATTGTCAGGGTGAATTGTGATGCCCATTGCGGGGTTTGACCATTTTGCATTTTCAATTGAAATTTCATCACTTGGTGCTGACCATTCAAAATATCCAATGTCGTCATTGTTTCCCGCGATCGTGGCCAATGCTCTTTCTCTAAAAGAATTCAGCACCAGGCTTGCAGAATCGCCTGCATTTGTATAACTCATAACTAAAGGATTTTTTGCAGC